ACTGTTAAGGAATGTTGTAGGTTGCAAACCTTACCTGATGACTACTGTAAGTCTGTTAGTAACTCACAAGGTTACAAGATGCTTGGTAATGGTTGGAACAATGAAACTATCAAATGTATTCTAAAGGGTTTGACAACAGAAAATAAATTTGGTAGGGAATTAGCCTGAAAGAAAATGTACGAAACTATGGAGAGATCGTGATGAATGTAAAAAACTATGTAGAATATGTAAATGAGAAGAAAAACCTTACAAAGAAATATGTAAGTGATCTGTATTGGGAATACGATAGAATGTCTAGTTCAGGTCAAGAAACATTAGATAAACTAGCTACCTTGTATGGCATCGAAACTGATGCACAATTGGAAGAACGTTTATCTAAAATGTCAAAGGAAGAAATGAAACAAGAATTGGAGAAATCGTAATGGCTATGAGTTCACATGATGAATACTATAAGCAGTTAGAGGGATTCAAAATAAAGACATTCTTAGGTGAAGATGTTGATGGATTCCCTGAGTTCATATTAACTAAGCCTAAGTATGAAGATGTTAAAATTTCTGTAAGTGCTGATCCTGAGGGTAACTATGGTGGGTTTTTATTTATAGGGGGTGTAAAATGACTAAGTATTATTCTAGAAGTAAAGGCAAGTTTATCGACATAGCTAATATGCCTGACCAATATGTCAGAAATGCTTTTGTCAAGATGTGTAGTACAGATGCAATAGAAGATGTCATCTATGCCACTCAACAAAAAGAAAGAGCAGATAGGTCAATGAATGAACGTAACTTTCTACAAGAAGAAAATGAAAAACTTGAAGTAAAAGTTAAACATTATAAGAAACTCGCAGAAGATAACTTTAGCTCAAGTGTAGATGATCTAGATAAGAATGAGATCATGGTAGGTAGTTTAACTAAGGAAAGAGATGACTACAAGAAGAAAGCCAATGACATGGAAATGGCTAAGATGAATATCAATCGTGATTTGCTAGATGTAAAAGACAAATTGAAAGACACAGTATCTAAACAAGCCTATCAAATTATGTTTGATGAGTGTCAGAAAATCGCAAAAGATTTAGACACGGCAAATCACAAGATAAGATGCCTTGAACGTTCCCTTGATAGCTACATACCTAAAGGTGATCTAAAGATGTTTAGCGAGATACCTAACACAGATGAGGGTTGGGAATTTGTCAGCCTATTAAAAAAGTATCTTAACAAAGATAGCTACAAGATTAGAGTACGTGGTCAATATTTAGATACTGTAACTAAGCTAAGTGAGGGTTGGCGAAGATATAGTTATGGTCAGCCTATTGAGAAGTCTAAGTGTCTTAGGGTTTATGTAGATATAAATAAAGATGTTGACTAGGTAGTTTATCTGTAGTAATTGTTTGTTTCATTTTAATATAGGAGATAGAAAATGAGCAGAGAACATTTCCACGAAAGTCAAATCGAAGACAGAATAACTGAACTCATGGAAGAGGGTATGTCAGATGAAGATGCTATCCAAAAAGCACAAAGCGAGTATGATGGTCAAGTTAATCTAGTTGAAGATAAAGCACTCAAGATACACGAAAGAGCGTGCATGATCAATAAAGCAGATATCCAAAGGAAACTTAAGCAAGGTTGTTATCCAAGTGAGATAGTTTTATCTAAGGTAGTTGATCATCTTCAGGCTAACTACAATTCAAGTAGTCAGATTAGATCAACAAAGTTTTTCTGTCGTGATCTACTAACTGAAATCAATGATTGGACTTTGGAGGTAGCCAATGCAGAATAAGATTGCACGTATCCACGTGAACCAACACGTGATCAAAGCCAATGCAAAGTATGGCGAAAACAATCCCGTATTTACAATCAAACAAGGTGGCAAGAATACCTATTCACATAATGTCAGGGTAGTTGGCGAGATGGAATTAGTTTATTCCCCACATAAGCCACTTAGTTGTGGTGCTAAAGTTTGGATCGAAACACGAGGAGATATTAAAGTAGATGGTAAAATATTGTCAGCTTCTGCTTCATCTACAATAGGTAAAGATGATGTAGTTAGTATTACAAGACTAGCTACCAATTTAGATAAATCCTTGAAAGAATTTCTATCTAAAAAAAGAAAAAAAGTTGTAAATAAAAATAAATTATCTGCTTGTTTATCTAGATAAGATAGTTTACTAATCTACCTAGCTACTAATTAAGGTAGCATAACCAAAAGGCTTTTAGCCTAGAAAGAAGAAAAATTATGGATAGCATAATTACTGCAGACGAACAAGAACGTAGACTAACTAGTGTTTCAGGTGGTTTAAAATCAAGTAGTGAACACCATCACAATAATCCTTTTGATGTTTCATTATTTGAAGATAATGCAAAGATCAGAAGAATACCTTTATTCGCATATGATGAAGATGAATATGGAGTTGGCAATCAGGTTAAGTTAAAAAACTATTCAGGTTTATATAATGAAAGCTTGAATGAAGTTTTACAATCTCGACCTATTGCAGATACTTATAAACTAGTACCTCATCAAGATTTATTTTCTTTACAAGCTAAAATATTAGATAAAACTGATTTACCTAAACAAAATATTAGAGTTGAAGATAAGCTTATTAATGGTGGCTTACAAGCACAAAGAACAATTTACTATGATGATTTAGCTATTCCCGTTACTAATTCTAAAGATATAGTTAAGGCAAGAATAGATGTTTTTAATTCTGTTGATACCTCTTGGGCATTTCAAGTTTTTTCAGGAGCGTATAGAAACCTATGTAGAAATACTTTGGTATTTGGTGGTGAAAAATCATATCATCAAAAAAAGAAACATACCTTAAATCTGTCACCATCTGCTATGATCCAAAAGTCAGGTTTGGGTTTATCAATGTGGCATCATCAAAAAGATTTAATGTTGAATTGGAGAAATATACAAGTAACAGATCAACAATTTGCAGATATGTTAAAACAAACTATTTGCATTAAAAAAACTAAATCAGCAGAAGTTGGTATCAATCCCGTTAATGAAACTAAGCTTAATTATCTTTTAGGTTTATTTGATGAAGAAAAGAAAGAGTTAGGTTCAACTCTTTGGGGTGCATATAACGCCTTAACTCATTGGTCAACACACACAGATTATAAGGTTGAAAGATACAATGAAGAAACAAAGAAACTTGAAACTATTTTAGGTGGCAGAACTAACGCCAATAAACCTAACGTAGAAAGACAAAGAGCAGATGTAGTTAGAGAATTACTTACTTCTGATGCTTGGCAGTCTTTAGAGATGGCTTCTGCGTAAATGAGTAATGGTTTAGAACTTGCTTACGTTATCTATAGGACAGTTGTTGTTATTCTCTTCTGTCTTATAGTTTACGCTTTTATTATCGCTTAATTAGGAGAACTAAATATGAAACGCTACCATTTAAAAAAGATGTCTGACTTACTTGAAACTTTAGAGATTGTTTCTAACAATGCTAAAAATAAAGGTCATAGATCAGGCTTTAGATGTAATCAATTAGCAAAAGAAATTGCAGATCAATTCGCAGTTTTTGTACCTACATTGACAACAATAATAACCAACAAAGAAAACAAAAATAATCCTAGTAAAATTTCAGGCAACTATGCCATGACAAAAGGAGAACACGAAATATACAAGGTTATTAAATCAGGTGTAAGATTGAAAGTTACTGACATTTATGACAACAAATTGACTGACAAATCTTACAACACGATCAAGCAATATGTATTTTATTTAAAGAAAAAAGGCTTTGTTCAATCTATAAAAGTAGTCGGTAAAAACTACAAATATTATAAAGCTATGCCATTAAATTTTAATACAATGGATCAAAATTTGGTCAATAAATTATCTAGTTGACATAAAAAAATAAATAAGATTATAATTAACCATCTTCAGGACTTCTTGGAGGTGGTTTTTTTAAACCTTAATTTAAATAGTAAAAGGATTTTCACAAATGAAAACAGAAACATATTTAATTAAACACGAATACGATCAAGATAAAAAAGAAATGGTATCCAAACCTTGCAAAATTGAAATGCGTTGGAAGATATATGACAGTTTTGCATGTTTGGAAATTGTAGGCTTTGAGAATAAAGCAGAAACAATTAAACATCTTTTGTATTGCCACAGAGACCAAACCATATCTATTTTAAATAGTCTTAATGAACAGATTGACAATGCAGATGATTTAGAACCTTGTAAAAAAGATAGGTTTTACTTTAATGAAAGCGTCGGTGTTAATTGGGGTTTGCATGGTCAGTTAGATTTAGAAGATTTAATATCTGAAAAGGAGGGTTCATAATGGGGTACTTTTTTAAATGCAATGATTGTAACTATGTTGAAACATTTAATGATCAATTCAACATACCTGAAAAGGCTTTACAAGGTAAGCTTAACGACTATGAAAGCGTTATTTGTTCAGGTTGTGTAACCAAAAAGACAAGACTTAAAGGAAACTATATAATAATTGAAAGGAATAAATAAGATGATTACATATAATTTAACATTGGAAGATATGCCAAGCAGAGATAAAAAGCTTTCTAATATCGTTAAGGTTGAAAACTTTAAAAGCAGTAAATCAGGCTTACCAATTGCTAACCAATTTAGAATTACTTTACAAAATGGAATTGAAGTATTTCAAAGTTATAATTCTATTATCTGCGTTAAAGCTAATAATGAAATCTATTTAGATTATGATAGATGGAATTATTCTAGAACTACTTCAAGATATAGAAATCAATTCTTGAACGAAACCACAGTTGAAACAGTAAAAAAGATTGGCTTTGGTAACTATGCTATGGTTGATTTAAATAAATAACTGTTAACCTTTTACTTCCCCCAAAGCCTCATAGTTTAGTTACTATGGGGTTTTTTCTTTGTGTAGTCTAATATATATCTAAAGCTTTGTTTCTGTTGTGTAATCAGGTTGTTTGCTATTTGGGTTATTGTTCGCAATCTGCATCGCAATGAATACCTTTTGAGGTTTAGTTGTACAATCTAAAATGACAAATAGCATTACACGGGCGTATATATGTCAGGTGATCGGCAGTTTAACAGTTGGGTTTGGTTGTTGGGTGGCTTGTTTGCCTATGGTGTATGTTCTTGGAGGTCAGAGATGACAAATCAAAATGTAAAGAAATCCTTACGTGCGTGGGTACGCATGGGTCATGGGGGCCCCCCTAGCATTTGCTAGCAATGTCGCCATATTTTTATCTGTGTGAGTTACTTGTACAAGTTATTTGCACCCTTTAGGGTATCCCTGTAGGATACGCTGTGTATAGGTGTATCTCCCGGAGGTGTTACTCCGATTATATCCATTCTGACAGAAAAGTCAAGACATTTATGCCAAAATTATTTTTTATTTGACATATATGTATTCTGTACGTATAATCTTTGTATCAAGACCAGTTTCGAGCAGCAGCAATCAAACATAAACTCGTGCTTTGGCTCAAGCTGAAAGGTTCTTGACATAACTTAATAGGAATCAACCGTGTTTGAAGCATTTGTACTAGTTTGTTACTTAGGACAAGAGTCCGACTGTAGGCAATTGCAAGATACACGAGGTACTTACCCTACAGAAATGCTATGTAAGCAGCGAATTGTAGAAATAACAGTAGATTTACCTAAATATCTACCTAGTTATCAACCAAAAGCGTATAGATGTGACAAATTTACTACCACAAAAGACGAACCAGCGTGAAATATCACCCCAACAAGAAGAATTTCTAACCAATCTGTTCGAGAACGGTGGCAATGTCACTGATGCTGCACTATCTGCAGGCTACTCAAAGGGCAGCGTAACGTGGTTAAAGACCAGTTTAGCCGATGAGATAATCAATCGCACAAAGAACGTACTGTCTATGCACGCATTTAAGGCTGCTACACGGCTAGTAAGCACAATAGACAACCCAGTACCCGAAAGAGGAGACGACCTACGCTTCAGGGCTGCAGAATCGCTTTTAAACAGGGTTGGTCTGGGAAAACAAGAAACAACCAACGTAAATGTACAGGCAGTTCACGGAATAGTTCTGTTGCCGCCAAAGAAAGAGGTAGTTATAGATGGCTGAAAAGGTATATTCAAATGATCCCCAAGCATCGAGATATCAACAACCACGTAAAGCAGGCAGTGGGGATGCTTTAATGAACACAGCAGGAGTATTGCTAGGGGCAGGTGGAGCATACGTAGGTAAAACTTACTATGATTTATTTAAAACTCAAGCTGAACTTATGAAAGATGGTAAGGGGCATAAGGTTAAGAGTAAACCTAGAATGGGAGTCAACCCTAAAGACCTTTCAATAAAAGGTGGTTCAGGACCTAAAGGTAAACGCCTTAAAAGAATATAGATGACAGATGCACCAAAGAGGGGTCGCCCTAAGAAAGACCCCGAAGCACCTAAGCAAAGATATTTCCTGTCTGCTGCAGAAAAAGCAAGAAGACAGACACAGAAGAGATTACGTGACGCAAAAAAGCGTGCAGAAAAAACAACTAAAGTAGCAGAAAGTAAAAGAAGATATGCCAGAAAACTTGAAGAGAAAGTTGGTAAGGTTGAGAAGGCTCTTAAGGGAGATGCAACTACCGTTATCGATACAGGGGAGTTGGCAAGCCTTCCTCCACCTGTCCAAGAACTTGTTGGAAATAGGGAAATCGTGTTTCAGCCGAATGAAGGACCTCAAGA